TAATATTTTTTTTTTTTTTTAATAGAATTACGCTTTATGGTTCTTCCCCAAATGAATATTTTTTTGGTTTTCGCGTTTTTATTCTTTCAATCATTGTGCTTATATCTTTTTGTTTTTTATTATATTCTAAGTAATTAAATAATTGTCTTTTAATTTCGCCTAATTTTTCCTCAAATACTTCACTTTTATTTTTATCAATTGTAGATAGTAATCCACCTTGTTCATAGTTTGGAATACTTAATATATTATCAACTAAGTAATTTGTATAACTGTCTGGTTTATTTATCATCACATTAACACGACTATCTTTTACCTTTAATTTAAATGCTCTTGCTTTTTTCGTTAGAAAATCTATTGTGTATTGATATTCAGATATCATAAAACGGGCATTATCTTGTGGGAATTTTAATATTTTATATATGTCTACAGTCGGCCAGTATGGTCTAATCATCACAGTATACTTTGTCATTCCGTCCTTCCACGCACCGGACCTCCCACCACGTAATATATGTTCTATTGGAAAATTTATGTTTAGTGCTGTATCCATTATTTCTTTCAAAAATTTTGAACTATATTTATTGTTTGTAAGAATAAATATATATTTCCCCTTATCATATGCCCTTTTAAATAATTCAGTTAGTAATTTTATTCGTTCTATGCTGTCCATATTGTTTACGTCATATTCTCCATTATTACGCGTTTGATACGGTAATAAATATGTCTGCGCTAATTGTTTTGGACTGTTTACCGCATTATGTTTCCATTCACTATAACCAGCATTACGCATTATTTCATTTCCATCTTCGTCTTGACCTATGTGAAATTCTTCCCCTAGTTTAATTTTTTCTTGCAAGTTTGGATGATTGTATATTTTATATAATTCATAATGTTTCTTTAATGATAAAAATTCTAATTTGTTTGTATAGTTATTTATATTGAAATTAATTTGTTTATTCACATAATTAAGCACATCTGGACTATTGTCTATTCCAAAACCCTCCGTACAACTGAACGTTCTGTCCCAGTCTAACACAATAGATTTTACTTTATCTGGTGTGTATTCTATTGTATCTATCAATTCTCTTAATTGTTCTACTGTCAAACCACCGTTATCCATAATATAGTTTTCATCTGGGTGTTTTTTTACCAGGTGATATTTTATTCTTTCTGTTTCATCACCTACATTTGAAGGGTCGTCATCATAAAAATGTAGTTGATTTACCGGCAACGATTCACGTTTTTTTATTTTTGTTGTTCGCTCTTTTATACGCTTTACTTCTTCATTTTTTAACCCATAATCAATGCCGCCTGATTGTAACGTCCAATATATACCAGACGCAGCACCCGCACCACCTAATATACCCAATACTGGTCCCAAAACAGTTCCTCCCCGTTTCGCACGTTTTAATGTTCTGTTTAGTCGTTTTCGTTTGTTCTTACTTCTCTTGTGTCTAGTCGTATATTCTCTGGTTATCGTTCGTCGCTTATACTTTGGTGTTCGTTTTTTGTATGTTTTATACCCTTTTCTTCTACGTTTCTGTAATTTTTTAATTTTTTGTGATTTCATCTATATATTATTTATATTATATTGTTAATACTAATAATATTATTATGGTGATGGTTGTAACTGTGCGTCGTCTGGTATCGGTTTAGCTATACCTGTAGATGTATCCCAATATGGACTTTCTCTTATCATTGATTCACTTTGTTTTCTAGCCCGTTTTCCTATTTCATTTCGTATTTTTTCTTCTTCCTTTCTCTTTATATATTCTGGTGATATTTCAGAAATGATCTTTTCATCTTCTTCGTCTGCAAAATCAGCATCATTTTGTATTGCATCCTCCCGCCCACTTTTTTCTCCTGGATTAGGATTATCACGACCAAAATACATTCGTTCATCTTTCAATGCTTCCGCCTTTGTTTTCATTACATCATCTGCTTCACGTTTTGTCCTCTCTATATTTGTTTCGTCCATATATGTCGCCGCTATCGGTCCCACTATAGCGGCCAATCCTAACAAACCGACGGTTATAATCGGACCCATTGGGATCGCGCCACCCCTCTTACGTCTTGTTTTTTTCATATTTGGTCGTTTCCTTTTGTATCTATTATTGTACTTCGTCTTGTGCTTATGTTTGACACCATATCGTTTTTGTCCGCGCCGGGTTTTTCTATGCTTTCTACCCCCATTATATTTACGTGTTTTCATTTATATACAATGTATATATTTTATATATAATGCAATTTGTTGTAAATTTTACTTGCTATTTATTTTTTTGTATAATTAGTTATTACTCTTATTCACACATAAACACAGTATCGTTTATTGACACAAATATTGAACGTAATAATAAAATATTGTCTATGCGATACATTCAAGTAAATTATATGAAATCACTGTTTTTGATGTTGGCGTCGCCAAGTGTACTATATATGATTTATAGTATTTGTTTGATATCAAATGTTCCATATACGTCGTGTGTTATTATGGGTGGGTTGTATGCCGCACTTGATATGTCTGCGCTGGTATACAACCCTGTGTGTCATCGTAGCACATATGTACACCACATTAGTGTCCAATTTCTCTATTTTTATTGTGTATACTATAATTGGGTGTTTCATTCACTTGCATCTACAATATCGTTATATGCGTGTTTCAGTACGTTGTCATATTTAGTCAATTATCGTCTATCCATCCGTGAATCCAACAATGAATATGAACAAATTATTAACGACATTTCTCTCTTAATCTATTGTGCAAACTCTATTTTCAACTGGGTCGTTCAACTCTATTTTATTATTTTTTATTTCAATATCTTTATAGATCATTGGTGTTTTAAAACGCTCTACGTATTCTCCATTTTTATGATAATTAATGATGATATATTTTTAATGAAATATCTATATAAAAACATTTCTTTAGAATATTATAATGGATTCTTTGAAAACTGGCGACGTCATTCTTTACTCACGACCAACAAGTAGTTGGTTGTCATCTTTTACGGGCATGCTTACACGCAACAACGCTAACAGAAATAAGACAGAATATCTCCACTGCGGCATGATACTACGTGATCCTGTGTTTGTTCATTCATCGCTGAAAGGATTGTATGTATGGCAAACTAAGTGGACACATACATTAGAAAAAAATGAAAGCGACTCTTCTGATTCTGAACATGATTCAGACACTAATGACAATGAATCTACTGCGAACGAACCAACAACCGTGTCAACACCGATCACGAGTGACTCCGACAAGACCAATGGTCTCAATGCAGATAGTCTCAGCGTTGAAATTGTACCACTCAAGCAAATATTAGATGAATGTGAATGCCCCAATATTACGGTACGTGTTCTCTCTTGTGGTGACGAATATTTAACCACCAAAGAAATGCGTGCTCTTCATGCTACTGTTACAGACGATCCTAAAAACATTTTTCCACAAGAGGAAATAAAAGGTGTTCTGGGATACTGTGATTTGTCTTCGTACGATTGGAGTGCAACGTTCTTAGGATATTTATATACTAAATGTAATCTTCTCTCTAAAGAAACCCAGTGGCATTTGTTGCGTTCACAAGATTTTGCTTCTGATACTCAAAATGTACGATTTTGTGAAGGTGTTTCGTTGGACAATGACGAAAATGATTTAATATAGTTTACTATTTTTAATATAATATATTTATTTCTCTGTATATATTATAATGCCAAGATTTATATCTAAAAGTACTGGTCATCGCGTTGGTAGTGATAATGGTAATTCGTTATTTAAAAAGAAGAGTGTTATTAGCGAAATAGGTCGTTCGTCTCACCACAAAAATAAAATAAAGGACAGGTCCTGTAATTGTAAGCATAATAATAAGCATTCTAACAATTAAAAAATTATAAAAGTATGTTTGTGTATTTATATTTAATAACCATTATATCCCTAGTTAATTGTCAACTTCTTCTTTTTCTTCTGTTTTGATTTCTTTTCATTTGTATGTTGACTTCGCATAAATCTTTTTTCTTTATATTCTTTGTATTTCTTTACAAACATATCAAGTTCTTCTCTCCACATATCTTCTATTTTCTTTTTCAAAAGCATATCCAATTCATTCTGTTTTTTATCACGTTCTTCCCTCAATCTTACAATATTTTCTTCCATTACTGAACTGATAGGCATGCTTGTGAGATATGTATATACTTCGTCAACCTTATTATATTTGTGTGCGTCTAACAGTTCATTAACTACATCTGCCTTCTTTCGTCTGAGATCTAGTTTATCTTCACATTGCTCCTCAATAAACCGTGCCTTGTTATGCAATATCATCACTTCAAGACGAAGTTTTGCTATCAAATATTCTTTTCGTTTATGATACATTTCCAAACGCACCGGATAATAACTTTCAATTATATCTTCAACTTTAGCATATTTCCGCATTCGTTGTTTACTATCGAACAAGTGCATATTGCTCGTTGTCTTTGTGACTACCATATTCAAATGCTTTTCAAGGTCATTACATTCATTATTGTATGATGGCAACAACTTTCCTTCCAGTTTTTCCAACACGCCTGTATGTAGATGAATTGTGAAATCTACTTGCGTGTCTGTGCTCATATCATTATAGTCCTTTACAACTGGTTTGATTTTCTTACCCTTTTTATCTGTCGTTTCCATCATTTTTTCTAGATTTGTTTTGAAATCCTCTGTCCATACACCAACCGGTAATTCTGTAACACGAATGACGTCTGCTTTGATTCTCTCATACGTTCCCTTGATCAAATACTTGTTCTCTCCTAAGTTTACAATCTTTCCATTAAATCCTTCATAATATGGCGACAACACGATATCACTTGTATTTGCTGATTGTAGTTTTCGTTCTAAATATTTTACCAAGTCTAATGGATTGTAAGAGAGAACATCTGTACTGAAACCTGTTCCGATTCCCTTACAACCATTCACCAAAATCGTTGGAATTATAGGCGCATAGAATTCTGGTTCTACCATTGTCCCATCATCATCCAAATGGTCTAATACATATTGATCGTTATTTATAAAGAGATAAGGTGTCAATGGATTTAATAATGTATAAATATATCTCTCTGATGCTGAATCTTTACCGCCTTGCAATCTTGTACCAAACTGACCGTTCGGTAACAACATATTAATATTATTTGATCCAACGAATTCTTGTGCCATGCCGACTATCGCCTTGTTCAAACTCATCTCGCCGTGATGATAGAGTGAATGTTCTGACACATATCCAGCAAACTGTGCGACCTTTATCTCGTTGGTCAATTTACGTTTGAACGCAGCGTACAATATCTTTCGTTGACTGGTTTTCAGTCCGTCCATTACATTCGGTATACTTCTCGCACAATCATAAATCGAAAAGAATATCATCTCCATATCAACAAAATCTTCATATGCTATTTCAGACTGACGTGTGTCTAACACCATTGTCTTGTCAAACTTACCAAGCCACGCTTTTCTGTCATCCGCCATGCTCTTATCAAATACCAAGTCCAATGCCGCCGTGCTCGTATCTTCGCTATACTTAAATGTCACTATATTTTTATTTTGAAAATATTCTTTGAATTCTTTACCAGTGCTTGTGCCCAAACCCTTGTAATATTTGATTTTCCATTTACTTACATCATTATGTGGTTGTGATGCTTTCCATGTTTCATATTCTCCCTGATTATAAAACACGTGTTCTTGTGACCCACGTGTTGCTTTCATAATTGGTGTATTCATAAACCCAATGAATTGTGGGATTTGAATAAGTTCTTTCCACTGTGTATGGATAAGATTAATACACAAACCCTTGATATGGACGCCATCCAAATCTTGATCTGTCATAAACAGAATCTTTCCATATCGCAATTGTGTTGCAATCTCTTCTTCCTTATATGTCTTTCCTGTAACCAAACCCATTATCTGTTTGAGTTCACTGTTTTCTGTATTTTCAAGGATTCTCTTTACACTAACGTCTCGCACATTCATTGGTTTGCCTTTTAGCGGGTAAACACCTATGACATTACGGTCTTCGCGTGACAAACCTGATACTATACCAGACTTTGCTGAATCACCTTCACATAGAATAAGTGTACATTCCGCTGATTTCGGTCCACCAGCATAGTTGGCATCAATCAACTTTGGAATCCCACGAATAGTTTTACTTTTCTTACCATCTGTCTTTTTTGCTGCGGACGACTGCTTTACTTCATTCAGTGACAACGCTGTTTTCATGACGCCCATTTTTGCCAATTTGTCAATCACTTTATCTGATACAGTAACCGAAGAACCAAACTTAGGAACAGGTGTATTGAGATAATCTTTACACTGACTGTCGAATGCCGGATTTTCAACAACACAATTCAGAAATATCATCAATTGCTCTTTGATGACTGATGATTTCACCTTCACTTTCTTTTTTGTTTCAATATATGCTATCAATTTACGAACAATCTGATTGAGAATATACTGTACGTGTGTACCACCTTTACTTGTATATATACCATTTACGAATGATACATGGGTGAATTCCTCTTGTGGAGACAAACACACAACATATTCCCAACGTTCATTTCCCCGTTCATACACTCTTGGGTTATCCGCACTTTTATCACCAATGTAAAGGGTGACATATTGTTCAAAGTTCTTTGCTGGTACGGGTTCTTTATTAAACATAACCTTGACCGATTTGTCAGTTATTGCACTAATATCATAAACTCGTTTCTTCATCAAATTAAACATATTATGTGATAGTTTTTCTACTCCAAACCGTTTGTAATCAGGGATAAAACTCACTTTTGTATATGGTTTACACTTTGTTTTACTCACGTTGGGTGGACAAATTTCGGAAAGATTTTTTTTAAATTCCTGAATATATTTGAGACCACGTGTATGGTCTACTGTTTCAACCCGACCATATAGCGAATATATCAATACAAGCTTGAACCCAAATCCATTCTTGCCACCTACTATTCGTTTCTGTGTCTGATCATAATTTGTTGATGTTCTGAGATGTCCAAATATCATTTCGGGAATCCACAAATCGTGTTCTGGATGCTTTTCGATGTCAATACCATTACCATCATTCATAATTGTAATCATCCCTGTATCTCTGTCAATGTCAACACTCATATTGCGAACAGGGTGATTTTTGGTTCCATCGTCACATACATCATCTAGAGTTGACATACGAATATGATGATCACGTGCATTTACAAGTCCTTCATCAAAACACTTGTAAAGACCAGGTATCCAGGTATATTCTTTATGTTCCATGTTTCCTTTACTATTCAATATCCAATTAGTTGTTTTATCTTTTTCAGTACTACCAATGTATGTGTCTGGCGCTTTTAACACATGTTCAATGTCTGACAATTTTTGGTATTGTGCACTGAGTTTATTTGTCTTCGCTGTTTGGGGCATCGTATTTGTTATCTTTTATTCTTTCTAAATAATTTCAATTTAAAATAATATACACATATTTTATTATACATTACATGACTGTTATATATGATTATACTACAGAGATAAAAAGTATTTTAGATGAATGTGAATTACGAGTACCGATTATAAACAATGCAGAACCACTAGTATCTACAGAAGAACTTGATCTTAATATTTTTGAAATTGAAAATAAATTTATTAATATAGAAACAATGATGTCAAAATTACCACTATCGGAAGAACTTAAACAATTATATCATACGATATGTGCTCAAGATAAAGAATGTGTTATTAATGATTGGTGTATATTATCACTAAATGATGTATGTAGTGATTATGAATTAATGAGAGAATATACTGATAATAAAATTATTGATTTTGCGAGATTATATATAGGCATGGGACATTATTATATGTGCGCATATGACTCAAATACATATAGTTATTTTGTTCGTCGTGATGGTGGTTCAAATGGGTACGATCGTGAAATAAATTTTAATTTTTTTTGTAATTATATAAGACAAAAAGATAAACATTTTGATTTTCAATATTTGGTAGACACGTTTAATGGTAAACATAGCGTTTATAATACAGACTTTAAAATTGTTGATTCGTAATATTTTATAAGAATATAATTATAATGGCGACGTTTAATTAAATGAAAATAAGTATTTTTTTTTTTCTGCACATTATATTATAATGGCGATGTTTAGCAAAAACGTACAAAACATTTTATTTACTTTAGCAATTTTGATAATCTTATATGGTGCATACAAGGCATTATTCACAGTTCAAGAAGGTAAGAAAGATGGTAGTAGACGACGAAAAAGTAAGAGAAAAAGTAATAAACGTAAGAGAAAAAGTAATAAAAGTAATAAACGTAAGAGAAAAAGTAATACAAGTAATAAACGTAAGAGAATAAGTAATACAAGTAAGAAAGGTAAAGGTAAAAGTACTAAAGGTAAAGGTAAAGGTAGAGGTAGAGGTAGCGGTAGAGGTAGAGGTAGAGGTAGAGGTAGAGGTGGTGGTGGTAGCGGTAGTGGCAGTGGTAGTGGCAGTGGTGGTGGTGATGGTGGCGGTGGTAGTGGTAGTGGAAACAAGCCGTTTACCAAATGTACTGATGTAAACTTGCTTGAAAAATGTAATGGTGTAGTAGATGGCACTAATATCAAAGGAGATTGGGTAACAGGACCAGAGATGAAGAAACAACTCACTGACGAAACTGGGGTGTCCTTTGGGCTGGCTGAGCATATTTGTAGGAATCCTGATGATGGAACGGCACTTACTGATCAAAGTGTACTTATGAACAATGTTAGAAATGTAGTGGAAAACAACAAAAGTTTCTTTAAAGAAACACCCGACGCAAATAACTGGCAGAATGCTGTATTTAAAGATAACGGTGGTTGCTGTCCACACGCTGAGGATACACAATGTGATAATGATGGATTTTAATCAATTTAATCACAATAATTCTTAATATTTTTTCTGGACATATTTTATAAATGAATGTGTTTAAAAAAAATATGCATAACATTTTATTTACTTTAGCAGTTTTAACACTTATTTACTGTACTTACAAAATATTTTTTACAGTTAGAGAAGGTAACAAAGGTAAAAATGATTGTTTTAAGACAGGCGCTGGTGTTGGGTGTCATAGATTTTATAAGAGTGAACTACCAACAGATGGTAACTATTTTGATATGATCAAGGAATGTAAAAACGACAAAGATTGTAAAATGTGCGTGGAAGCAACCGCAAGCATTGATCCTAAAACAATAGGAAATGTCTCAATATCTGAGAATGATTTAGGCGATTTTGACGAGTTAATGAGTAAACCCGAACAAAAATGTAAACTGACAAGTAAACAAGCAGGAAGATTAGAAAGAATGGCAATAACTTAATTACGTATTTTATATAAAAGTAGAGTGAAAATTTTATATTTTTATATTATAATGAATGTGTTTAAAAAATATATACATAATCTTTTATTTTTAATAGCAATTGTACTGTTTATATATTTAATATACAATTTATCGTTCGGTATTATAGAAGGTAATAAAATTAACAATGACTGTTTTACTTCAGGAAAAGGAATAGGATGTCACAACTTTTATAAAAGTAAATTACCTGTGAACGGTGACTATATCAATATGTATAAAAAATGTATTGATACAAATAATGAGACAAGTTGTAAGCTTTGTGTACAAGCAACCGCAACATTGGACAAAAAATCTAAAAACAAGCGTATGAATATTTCAGCTAGAGATATGCATACATTCAAAGCGATTATGTCAGATAAACAACAAAATTGTAAGTTAACGGACAATCAACTTAAATTATTAAATAAAACATAATATTTTTCTAAACCATATTATATAATGTATAACGCAAATACAACAAAAATATTATATACAATATTAATACTAATAATAATATATGGTGTGTATATAACACTATTCACTGTTCACGAGGGTAAGAAAGGTGGTAAGAAAGGTAGTAAGAAAGGTAGTAAGAAAGGTGGTAAGAAAGGTGGTAAGAAAGGTAGTAAGAAAGGTGGTAAGAAAGGTGGTAAGAAAGGTGGTAAGAAAGGTGGTAAGAAAGGTGGTAAGAAAGGTGGTAAGAAAGGTATTAAAACAAAATCATTGTCCGGTGTATGTAAAAGTGATGAATGTAAAAATGTAGTGAAGACATGTGCTTCAAAAAATCTTCAGCCAGATGGTAAATGGTTTCCACAATATATGGTAAAAAAAACGGGTAAAACATATAAATGTGTAAAAAAGTGTAAAGGAAACACAATACTTACATCAACCAGCAAAGGTGTTGTATGTAAATGAATTTATTAAATTAATATATATATAAATATTATGTTTAGTAAAAATATTAAAAATATGATATTTATAACTGCGTTTTTGATAATTTTATATGGGGCATACAATGCTATGTTTAACGTACAAGAAGGAATTAAAAAAAGAATACCTAAATGTTTTAGTAATGGTAATTCTAGACATGGTATGTGTAATAAACTATTTGTAAAAAATCCACCAAGTACAATAAATGAGCAAGACTATATACGTAAATTTGATAACGCGTACGATTCTTGTAATGGTAATTTTGAATGTCAAAATTGTGTTATGACCAAAGCTACATTATTAGATCCAAATAATAATAAACAAATATCAGAAGAACTTTTACAGGTTAGTGGTGATATAATTGATTTTGTTAAAAACACACAAGGTAAATGCAACTTAACAGAGAATGAAAAACGTATATTAAAAACAAAAAGAGATTATTTATTAAAACCAAGTTAAATGCTTGTCGTCAATAAACTACAATTAATAACGCTGTTTTATAGAATAATTATTACATTAATGTAAGTGTTATTAAAAACAAATTTAATATGTTAATTTTTTCAGTAACAACTTTTCACTAAAACTTTTTTTGATTTTCAATTTTGGACATTTCAAAAATGTCCAAAATCCAATATGGCGAAATAGTTTTGAAATAAAAATTAAAAAACGAAAATGGTAAGGGAAAGTATAAAATCGTTATGTTTGTTTCAAAAAACGAGACTGGGAAAAAAACGCAAAAAACGCAAAAAAAAATGGTTATTTTGTAAATGGATAATCGCCCCTTTTTTTTACCCCTTACTGAGTTTGGAGTATACAAAATTAATATTCTTACCTGGTTATGTTTGATTTTTTAAACAAATATCACATATTTCTGCGTCAGTAAGGAATGGATAATAATGGATAAGACTGACGCAGACTGTAAAAAAACGGTTTTTTTGGGTTTTTACACTTTGTGTGGTATGGGGTAAAATGGTAAAAATGGGGTAAAGTTTTACCCCAAAAAAACCCCAGAGCATAATTTAAAGAATAATTAATATATATATAATATTATGACGTGTGAAAAGAGTGGTTGGTCATTTTCTTGCACAACTTGTGTTTTTTTTACAAATAATAAAAGAGATTATAATAGACACATTAGAACATCAAAGCATTTAAATCTAGGAGAATATTGTTGTGATAAATGTATATTTGTAACAATAAATAAGAAAGATTTCTTACGTCATTTAAAATCAAATAAACATAAATCAAAAATGAATGATTTTATATGCAATATATGTAATAAAACATATAAGTATAAGAGTGGACTATGTAAACATAATAAATTATGTCACGGCATTACAGAAAATAAGGATATATGTATAACTGATAATAAAATAGAAAAATTAGAAAAAATGGTAATAAATGCTATATCAGATAATAAACGAACGATAGATAAGATATTACCAAATATAGGAAACACATATAATACTACAAACAAAATGACAATAAATGTATTTTTAAATCAACAGTGCAAAGAAGCAATAAATATGAATACATTTGTTAACAATTTAAAAATATCTATAGATGATTTGAAATATACAACAGATCACGGTTATGTAAAGGGTATAAGTAATATATTTAATAAATATTTACAAAACATGCCTGCAACAGAACGTCCAATACATTGTTCGGATAAAAAGAGAATGCAATTTTATATAAAAGACGATGATACATGGAAAAAAGATAAATCTCATTCGCGTTTAGATAAAACAATATCTCAGGTATCCCATAAACAAATTAAGCAAATAAAGGAATGGGAAAATCAATATCCAGAATGGAACAAAAGTGATAAAGAAACCGAAATGTATTTAAGAATGATACAGCAGGTAATGGGTGGGCAAAATGAAAAAGAACAACAAAAGAATAAAAATGATATTAAGAAGGAATTAGGGAATACAATGGATTTAAAAATAGCGATTGACAATACATAATTTTTTCTTAATAGTATATATAATGGTAAAGAAGCATATGAGAGGAGCAGATGGTAAATATACAATTAATGGACGTAAATATGAACATTTGGAAGGTTCGCGTGCACAAGTATGGCACGAAACTGCGTATAAAACACCGGGTAATCTTATTAGATTAGATCTTCTCCAGAACAAACACGGACGAATTGTTTCAAGAAAGAAAAGTATTACTGCAAAGAAAGAGAAACGTTTACAAAAGCATGGATATACAGCAAAAAAAGGTAAATTCGGTGCGGTGCGTATAGGAGAAAAATCAAAAGGTAAACGATCAACAAAACGGAGAACCAAAAAGCGACGACAAAATTAAGCAATTTAAAAGTAATTAAAAGATTCGTATAATTATTAACTATATGAATGTTTTAGAAATAAAGACAGTACAAATAGCACCTTTTAGAACATTAATGATTGCATTAAAAGATATCTTATTGGAATCAAATATTACATTCACTTCAGAAGGTATAAAACTGATAAACATGGATAAAACACATACGATATTAGTTCACATGTTTTTAGAAGCTGTAAATTTTGAACATTTTTATTGTAAATACCCAAAGATAACAATAGGTGTAAATATGTTTCACTTATTTAAGTTAATAAATACAATAGATAACAATGATGTATTAACAATATTCATTGAAGAAGATGATTATTCTGATGGCATTGTTACAAATTTGTGTTTAAAATTTGAAAATGGTGAAATAAATCAATGTAAAATACAAAAATTAAAATTGATAGAACCGGAGGAAGTAGAACTAGATGTCCCAGATGTAAAATTTTCATCAATAATAAACCTACCGTCTAACGATTTTCAGAAGATAATTAGAGATTTGTCTAATTTATCTGACAGATTAGAAATAAAATCAGTAGCAAATGAATTGATATTTAAGTGTAAGGGTTCTTTCGCAGAAGCAGAAATAAGAAGAACCGAACAAGAAGGAATAATGGAGTTTTTGGAAAAACCAGACGATGTAAATGTTATACAAGGTGAATTTTCGCTAAAGAATTTATCATACTTTATAAAATGTACTAATCTTTGTAATTCAATAGAGGTATATTTAGAGAACGATTTGCCGGTGATAGTATTATATTCTGTTGCATCATTGGGTAAAATTAGATTGTGTTTAGCACAATTACCACCATTAAATGGTTAATTTATATGTTTTTTAAATATACATCCATCAAATTGTAAACCAATTGTATTTGATAAAAGTCTAGGATTTTGAAATGTTGTATTAGTTAACCAAACTTTAATAATACAAAATGATTTTTTAGGAGATATTGTAATTCCAGTTATATTATTATTTAATTTGTCGTCACGTGTAATAGTATTTCCAACTAAACAATAAATAAGTCGTTTCCACGCGGAAACAATATTTTTATTATTAACCTTAAATGAAAAACAACCACCTTTCACATTTTGTTTATCTTCCCACAGAGGTGTAATTGAATCTTTCATAAGAAATAACATACAATTTTTAATAACTGAGTCAGAAATATGTTGATTTAGTGCAATTATATCTTCTAATGCATTAAATCCAATAATTTTTTTATATGATTGTAAATTCCAATTAATATCATGTGGAAGGTGTGCCCACAAAACCCATTTATCATCAAGTTGGTGGTGTGTGGTCATTATAGTATAATAAGTTGAACCTTTATATAGTGTATTTATATATATTTATATTTTCACTATTAATTATTTTCTCATTGGTATCTTTATCAATATATTTTATTGTATAATAATCAGCATTAACTATTTTTATATTAAAAAATATATAAAATATGTAAGTTATAAAAGGTCTTGTTAAAATAACATTATTTTTATTATAAAATAACTTTAAATATTTAGTTATATCGTAATGTGTATTATTAAAGGTAACTTCACAGATGATAAATGGTGATGCTGATACTTCTAACGTGTCGTTAGGATAAATAATATAGTGATCTTTTTGTTCCATAATTGTCAAATAATCATTATTTTCATTATTTTCATTATAAAAATATTGTGCTTTAGTTATTTCACGCAGCGAGTGTTCATTATGATTAAAAATAAAGCATTTGTCTTTTTGTGTAGTAATACTTTTTTTATTAAAATTAATATAATAATCGTATAGTTCACAGTAACAGATAAACAAATAATATCTATATATATAAGTTAAAAATGATAATGAAGAAATAAGCATAAAAAATAAAAACATATTCATAAAATATTTATAAGCATTTTTTTAATTATATTTGTTCATGTTTATTAATGCCAACAATGTATATAATTGTAGTAATTATCAACGACATTAACATAAACGGTATAAAAACGATAAGCCACGAAATAGTAGAAAATCCTTTTTTACATAAAATATCAAGCAGGAATGTAATAATAATTAAACTCATTAAATGAATAAATGCGTTTTCGTATTGTTTGTTATAAAGATCATTGCTTGCCGAAATAATAGAAAACCCAAAATATATAATAGATGGAGCACATAACTTATTAATAACATGTAGCATATAATATATAAAGAAATTATAATAGTAAATATATGGAGTTTGTGTCAGTTGAAAATGTGGATGTTATAATGCGACAAACAAATTATACAAAAGAAGAAGCAGAAACAAAACTAAGTCAACATAATAATGACGTTGTTCTAGTAGTAAAAGAGTATTTAGATATTGAAGACAAAAAAGAAAATAACGAAGATACTAAAGAATTGCCGAACAATCTTCAAAATATTAAAAATATGCGTAATATACTAAAACAGACAAAACCAATACAACCAACATTGACAAATAGTAATTAGTTAATAAACAATAATATTATATATTAACTAAACATCGTTTTTTTTTGATTGAATGATTTAATGTTTGAAATTTCGTTATTAGTCTCACATATTTCTGGTGTAATAATAGTCATAGGTTTTTTCAATATTATATATTGCTTGTGTTTATTTGTATTTAAATTTCGGTATTCAGTTATTGTAAGATTACCAAAATATTTATTTAATAAGAATCTTGGATCTGGTGCAGATTTAATGTTAATGTCGTAATTATATATATTTTTATATAAATTATTGATTAAGGCATATCTTTCCCATTTGGTAGATGTGTCAATGTTCTCATTAAATAAATATGCTACAGCGCACTCGGGAGAACAAAATGTTCCATATGCTTTAGTATTATTTCTATTAAAATCAATTGGTATAAAGCACGGTTGTGTTGAAAATTCACAAGTGTCCCAAAAACAACAATTACTCGGTCTAATATTATTAGTATGAAGTTCTTTGTTAAGTATACGAAGTTTATTCCAAATATCTTTATTATTAATAATTGGATCATCTTCAACATTGTCATAAGAAATATTATCGTTGTTAAATCCTTCGGTATCAGCAAGGTTATCATTATTGCTACTTTTGCATCGTAAATGTAAAATAATATTAGGTTTGTATGATACATTATTGATAGAATCTGTGCTAACATTTGTTATTAGTTTTCCACCTTTTGGTTTTCGTCCACGTTTTTTGGGTTCCTTCTTAGGTTCAGTTGTTTTTTTATTATTCATAAACAATAATAGAAAAGTTTTTTAATATATTTAAGAAATATATTTAAGAAATATATAATGAATTACATAGTCCCTGTTATTTCAACAATTATAATGATAATTGGAATAAAAAAAAA